GCCCTCTTCCTGTTTGCGCCAGCCTTCTTGCCCACTGATCCGTTATGTCTAGGTCGATAACCTGCTGATCGTTTAGCTGTCTTTCATCCCCGAAGGTTTTTGCTACCCGTTCTGTGATAGCGGCAGTTTCCTGCTGTTCCCGATTGAAGACGACGTTCTGTGTATGGTTGAGTTGCGCTCGTAGCGCTTCATTCTCTACAGACTGCGCTTTGACGTAGTCGTAGAGTCCTTTGAACGTTGGGTCGTCTGCATATTCGGGTGGGAGTTCTGGGAGTTGCGGAGATTCTGGGGCTGGAGGAGTAGCGGTAGGCGGGCTGCTCACTCCAGCCCCGGTTCCCGTCTTAGCTAGGCGATCCTGGAAGAGTCGCTGAAGCTCAATGTCACCGCGTACCATGGCATCGAGCTGAGCCAATCCCGCCAACTCTGAGCGCGTAAGAAAGCGGCCAGGCGCAACTTCTACAAGATCGGTTGGCTGAGCGGGAGGCTCGTCAGGTTGGGGAGACGTCGGCGGCGCGGGAATGTCAGGAGGGGTTTCGGTCGCTTCGCCGGGTACATCAGGCTCGTCAGTGTCGTCTTCGTCACCATAGTAGTCTTCCTCGGGTGGAGAGACCGGGTCAGGAGTGGGCGGCAGGGCTTCTCCATTCCCGGTCTCGTCCACGTTAACTGGCGGCGGTCCGCCGACCCCAGCTTTGAACATGCCTGCCGGATTGAAGCGCTCAGCGAGATATGCTTCTAGGTCTGCGTCTGTTACGCCGCCATGTTCGGGTTCTGAAGCTAGGTCTACCATTATGCTGCTCCTCGGAGTACGCGGCCGAGTTCGTCAGGATTAGGCGCTCCGCCAGGTCCGCCTCCTGGGGGCATTCCTGCGCCTGGAGGTCCGCCTTGTGGCATGAGTCCGGGCGGGAGCCCTGGAGGCATTCCTGGAGGTGCTTGCGGTCCGCCACCCATGGCTCCACCGGGTGGGAAGAGTCCAGTAGGTCCGCCTCCGCCACCTGGTCCCATTTGATTAGCTTGCTGCATACCGATATGAAGCCGCTGACCAATAACGTCCATCAACTGATGAAGGAACTTTGGATCGGCGTCTGGTGCAGCGAATAGCGTGCCGATCTGGCCGAGAATACCGGCTAGACCTTGCTGCATGGACGGCTGTTTCGTCTGGTCAGGCACGCTTCTTCTTCCTACCATGATGCCGCTTACCGCCACGATGAGACTTCTTCGGAACAGGTCCGCCATAGTCACCGCTGGGCATAGCTCCAGGCATCATTACGGCTTGATTTCCTTCGGGTCCGTTCCGGCAACACCCTGACCCTGACGGTTAGTGGCAGCACCGAAAGCGTTAACTTCAGTGTGGCCTTGGCGCATAAACTGACGGGTACCCTTCTGAACGCTACCTTGTGCGGGCATTAGCTTCTCCTTGTTGTACGCGAGCGGGAACGAAACTGATTGAGTCTCGCTCCGCGACCTCCGGTATTCGGATTAACAAACGCTCGTCGCGTGTTTGGGTTTCCGATTCGCGACGGTTGAGAACCAAGACCGGGATAGTTAATATTACTAAACGTTGTCCCGATACGATTCATGTTAACGACGCCTCTTGTATCCGCGCAGGCTGCCCCGGTGCATGTTGCGACCAACAGAGACACGGTGACTATGACGCATCTAGTACCTCTTCCGGTTACGTCCACCACGAGCAGAAATCTTCCTAGCTAGACCTTTTCCGCCAGGCATTATGACCTCCGGGAGCGGCGCTTATTGCGGCTATTATGGGAGGAAACGTGCCCCATCGGCGGAGCCGTGACGCCCTTCTGACCTTTGGAGCCATGGGAGCTAGGCACGTTTACTACTCCGCTTCTTCCGTCTATTTGATTCGCTTGCTCTACCAGCGAGGGATGCCATTTTCGTCCTTTATAGTATTTTAGGAGGAGCGCCCCCTCGACGCTCCTCCTAGGCCGCAAGTTACTTCCGGCGATGCCGGCGTCCACGACGTGCCATGCGTACACCTCCTGAGGTTCGCTATGACGGCCTTGCCGCCTAGTATTCTTCTGGACCTGACTTTCCTTCGCTAAAGCAGTCACCATCAAAGCGCTGTCCGTTGCGCCGGTGATAGCCTTCGGAAAACTCAGACTCTACATCGTGTGGGTTAAGACCAATATGCCCAGCCGAGCCTTGACGTACCATCTTCGCGTCAAAGCCGCCTGAGACGGGGCCTGAGGGAGGAACCGGATACGGAGCCATAAGTGAAGGTTAGAGACGAAGAGTTACGAAGTCAAGGAGGGAATATCTACTGTTGCCTTTGTGCTCGCTGACGTGCACCCGGCGGATTGAATAGTCCCTGCTGCATCTTCTTCTCTTTCCGCTCAATAATCTCCTGAGCGTGAGGATACTGATGAGCTTGGAGTAGCGCGAGGTCGTCAATAGCGCCCATCGCATACATCTTGTCTGCCTCGTCTTGACGTCCCTGACGAGAAGTCGGAGTAGACGCGCCAGCCCTGATTTGGACAGTGAACTTGAGTGGCTGCATTCCCTCACGACCTGGGACAGAGAAATGGTTCGAGAATAGTACTTTAGAAGTATTCTCGCCTTCTTGTCCGACGATCGCGACAATCCGAGGTTCGTTGTAGTTGTCGATTACCAGGTCGGCAAGTTTGAACGTTATCTGCTCTATCGTCTTCTCGTAGTTCTGGAGTGCTGACCGGATTCGGACGAACGCAGCTTCCTGTACCTGGTTGATAACACCTTGCGCGTTACGCTGGTTAGGTGCTTTACCTTTCTGAAGTGCTGATAGCCCAGACGTGTTCTCGATACGTTGAATCCAGAACTCTATAAGGGACATTACGAAGTCTGGCATGTTTGGCGGTTCGAGCCATCGTGGTCCGCCACCCGCAGTCATAGCTGCTGCACCAGTAACGGGGAGTCGTAGTCCCGGCTTGTTAATCATCGGGATACGGTTCGTACCAGCGTTCGTCGGCTCTAGGAACACCGGATTGCCGACTAGCTCGGCGTTGAACTGCATCATTGTGAGTAGCCGGTTAATGTAGATTTGCGGGTAGGAAAGATGGTCTACTAGGCTAATGCCGTAGAACTCTCCGATATCGTCGAAACAGTAACGTTCGTAAGGGTGGGAGCCGTAAGACCAAAGGTCGTCCGCATATTCGTCTAGAACAATCTCACCTTGCGCCATGACCATAACCCGCCAGCGAGATACCGCGTGGGTCTCTTCTGACGGCCGGTCGTCCTTCGGTATGTCGCGATAGTCGTCTACCCATGTCTCGTTCTCTCGGAGCCAGAACTCGTATACGACCACCGAACCACGTTTGGATGATACGTCCTTAGGACTGGTAGGCCTCCCGAAGTATCCAACCACATCTGAGCCGAGGCTACCGAACGTGCCACTTCCTGGGATTTGTCCGGCGTTAGCGTATTGTTGTCCGCCTTGGTCGGAGAAGAGTCTTGGCTTCTGGTCGTAGGCGATAGTCGCTGTTCCAGTCGCTTCCTGCACCATTCGAGCGTTCGGATAGCGACGTTCAAAGGCATCAAGAGACATTCTGCGTACTTCAACACAGTACTCCATATCGTCGAGTGATGTTGCTTCTGGGTCTACATAGAACGCCCAGGGGTCTACCCGGCAGATCATAGCGTTACCGAGACCACCATCGCGGTCATTGTCCCATACCGCTTTGAGAAGTCCTACACCGTAGATGAACGTATCCCAGAGCATAAGCTTCGTCTGCTTGAGATAGTCTTCGATGAGCCAGTTAGTGTAGAGGACAGCCGAGAGGTCATTTGCAATATCGGAAGCGTACTGGAAGAACGGGGAGCCAGGATCGGCATTCGGTACCGCATCTACCATAACGTTAGAGTCTGTCATCCACGCTACGAGCGAGGATAGGACAGGATAGATTTCTGAGTCTCGCGGTGACGGCATCCAGTTACTAATACCCGTCTGCCCTACACGGTTATGGACAAGGCGATAGTTCCTCATCCAGTTATCGTACCGTTGTCTACGTACGTCTCTCGCACGGACAAACAGAGAGGTGAGCTTATTTACAGAATCATGTTCTGTTTCTGAGTGGAGTGCCGTAGCCATTATGACCGCTTAGACTTTCGTTTGGAGCGGGTAGACTTACGTTTATGGTAGGGGAGTCCTTTGCCTGTACCGTACTTATCGGACCAACGTTGCGCAATGTCTGGATGGTTAGCCCACATGAACCGTCTTTGAGACTCAGATTGGAACGGCATCAGCGTACCTTACATACCGTGTTGGAAGTTGACGTGCCGTAAGAGTTTGTGGCTGTGACATACCAGCAGTACGTGACACCTGGAGTTACGTCTGTAAGGTCAGCATAGTAGAAGAGGCCCGCAGTAGTTGGGGAAAACGTGTCAAGGAGTACGTCAGGGTCAGCTTCCAGGTAGACAGAGAAAGACGTAACTGACAAGTCCTCTTCCCAGAAAGTGAGCGACCACCAGAACGGAACAATGTAGCCAGGCTCGGATAGGCCTCGTACTGAGAGTATTGGCGTAGCGGGAAGGCCAGGTAGAGTTGTCGGAGGCGGTGGCGGCGGCGGACGGTGAGACTTAGACTGGGCAGCAGTTGGAGCTAACACCAACATGAAGATGAAGAGGATAGTGAGAAGTTTCATAGCCAAGTGAAGACGAAGATTTGGTTACTACCAGCACTAAGAGTAATAACGAAAGAAGTAACACTAGGATCGAGAGATATAAAAGTAGGCTGAGTTTTATGAATCGCCACACCCGTATCGCCCGAGACGCCTTTCAGAGTAGTAGTAAGAGTATTCGTTGATGGCGGTTGGATGATACACGTCGTTGGGGTACCGGACGGGACAGTGATAGTGTTCGCCGCACCTTGGGTGAGAGTTTGGGAGAAAACAGCTCCAACGGGAGCGCCGATCGTATACTGGACGTTGACGAAGTCGATTCCACTAGTCAACGTTATCGGTCCTACTGATGCGAATGTAAACTGGCTCATGATTCACTTATTACACCTGAGTAGACGAGTTGTAAAGGTTGTGGGGCGACGAGGCCATAGACAGAAGTAGTGCCGCCACCTGTGATAACGCTACCGTCATCGAGAATCCAGTAGCCAAGCGGACTATCAGCAAGGACGGCAGTTGTGTAGGCGGGACCGTTAGCAGCAGAAGCATGGGCTGCGATACGTGCTGCTGATAGGACCGTACCGTAGAACGCTACGCGACAGATACCGCCGTACCATTGTTGTCCAGTCGCACCGATAAGGTCACCAGCAAGACCTACGTTATGTAGCGTGACTACTGTGTTGATCGGCAGGCTCGATACAGGAGTTCCGGCAGAACCGTCTAGATATGGCGTCCACGTACCGCCCGTATAAGTTGTGGCAATATGATGCCATGCGGCCGGAAATGTAGGCCAAGTGGCACCGATATTATTCACGCTACTATTACTGTTCGCTATACGTATCTGCCAGTTCGATGACACACCACGTTCCAGTCCCCAAATCCAACGAGTATCAGGTCCACTCGACGTACGTTCTGATAGTATCTCAATCAGCGAATAGAACCCACCAGGATCATGTCCTTTAACCCACGCTTCACACGTAAAAGTCGTAACATCGAACCAGCCTGTAGAGTTGTCTACCGAGGCGGTAGGATTATTAGTAACAGGACCATCTTTGAAGATTGATCCTGTACCGCCGTACGGGTCGGGAGCTACTCCAAAATGCAGTTGGGTGTCGCCAACGGCATAGACGCCGTTATGACCGTTACCCGAATAGTCCGTAGCTGTGGTAGGACTAGGCACTACAAAGTGGGTGCAGGTGCGGGAGGCGGCGGGAAGGCGTTATTCAGAGCAGTTGTCTGCGCTTCGATCGCTGTCGTGTTGGCCTCGATTTGTGTGTTGAGAGCTGCGGGCGTCTGGGACGTTGCGTTGTTAACTGCTTCAGTGAGGGCGGTGATTGCCGCCGTCTGGTCGTCGATAGCTGCCACGATCTTATCTCCTAATCTATCTATAGCTGTCGCTATAACGTGTACGTTCATGCAATTATCTTTGTTGTCGATGGCTTGTAAGCTCCGGGGTTATGTCTCCGAGAATGTTCGATAGACTCATCTGGTGTCACTCCTAGAGCTTTCCCGTCGTCAGCTTTCATATCGCCAGGATAGACGGGCTGTAGTTTAACTTCTGTTCCTACTCGTTCCGTATGTTCGATAGACTTACGGTGGAGTATTTGCTTATAGTGAGCGTCGTCCTTAACCCACTCTCCTACACTATGGTTGTAGTATGGTTCGTAGGGACGGTGAGTTTGTATACCCGCCGATATGATTCGTATCGGCGCCATTCCACAGCAGAGAAGATTTGCGGAAGGCTGCCCCGCGTGCTCAAACTGTTGTGACTCATGGACGTCCCCACAGCTCATACATCTATACTCGTAGAACATTATCGGTATCCTGTAGCAAAGTCAACAATGTTGGTGAAAGGTGAGTCGGAACTATATTCCTGTTCAACTATATGGTGGATTGTGGACACTCGTTCGTCTTCTTCGCCGTCGATGAACGGCCCGTCAGACTTAGAAGCAGTGACAGCGATTGCGAGTGCCATAACCGCGTCGTCATGGATAAGCGGGTTAGAGTTCCCGATGTTGCCGTTCGGGTGAACGATGAAGCCTACCATCTGTTCGTAAGTCTTACGGTCGTGGATTATGAGACTACGATCGACAACCATACGACAGAGAGTACCGATACACCACTGTTTACGCTGAGAGTTCGTTGACCAGCCGAAGGCGTTGAATCCTTTAGCGAGACGGTCGGCAGCGCGGTGCATCCAGATATTCGGATATCCGCGGGCGAGTAGTGTCGCGATTGTGGCCTGGCCTCCGCCTTCAACCTCTGGGCAGAGAGTAGCCCAGTTATAGAACTTGCCTATACGTATCATCTCGTCAGCGAGAGATACAGGGTCGATGCGCCCGTGCCATACCGCTACCTGCTCGAACGTCTTCCGGTTGATTACCTGAATACAGGCCGGGTCGCCCTCGATAGTGTAGCTAGGGTCCGCAGAGACAAAGTAACGGTCTTGGCGCTGGTCGCCTTTCCTCGGCCGCTTGAAAATATGGAGCTGACCTGCTTTATCAGGTATCCATTTTACTTGGTTGTCTTGGAGGTCTTGGAGGTAGCCGAGGTTACCCGACTGTTCCTCGAAAGTATCCCTAAGGCGTGAGAGCGAGAATACCGGATTACCTGAGGTGACAAATGCTTCTTCGGGCGTGGATGGATACTCTTGGTGGAAGTCATCTAAGATGCCGTTGGTAAGATTGACGATAGCCCAACGTCGCCATTCCAAGTTAGTATATGTTGCTCCCAGTCGGAGTAGCTGTCTCTCTTCTGGATCAAGCTCTGACCGGACAGATAGAGTTGTCGCCATGTTATATTCTGGGTGGCGATACCAGGGGAAGAAGAGTCCGACATAGTCGCTTTCTCCAGACTCGGCCATGAGCCATTGTGTGTGGAACCAGTTCCCTACACCGTTCGCGGTAGATTCGAGTATGACGATCGTGCCGTGCGTGTTTGGGATCGTCTGGTTGAGTCCTGTCATGAGGACTTCAGGGTTCTCGTAGAACGCGCATTCAGACGCGTGGACTGCATGTAGGGTAGAGGAACGGCCAGAGCGGAGGTTACCGGCCGTTGCGACTTTGAAGTGGCTACGTGTTTCTACCCAGGAAAGTTCACGTCGCGTCGAGTATCGTTCTGTGTAAAGTCGACGGAGGGGCCACGTGTCCCAGTATAGCTTTGTCTTCTCGAAGAGTCCACCGGACGCGTCGGACTCATGGGCGATAACCAGTCCGTTAGTACCGTGATGGATAAAACCCCAGTTGAACAGCACACCCTCGGTTGCAGTGCTGATACCGAGTTGCCGTGCCTTGAGCACGATAATACGTACAGGACGCCCAAGGTTATATTGTCGTTCAATCTCGGCAAGGAACTCTCGTTGTGCCCAAGCGAAAGGTTCATGGATCGGGAACTTCTCCGTCGTAAGGGACTTCGTTTGAATGGTTAACTGTTCTATCAACGGAGTTAACGTCAACGGCATCGGGAAGTTCTCGCTGTCTCGACCAAATGGACTCTATAGCTATACGCGCTTCTTGTTCTACTTCGGCGGCGTCGGAGCCTACCACCTTCATAGCCCCACCAAGAATAGTTCGGGTGAGCGCCGTCTTCTGTTCTGTCGTCCCAGAGTAGAACACCTGCTCCGCATACTCTAGAGCGCGCTCAGTGATGTTCTCTAGCCGGTGCTGGATAGCCTGGACAGTATCCGACTGGACTATAGTCTTTATTGTGGCGGTGTGTTCTTCCATGGTGATAGAGTGATAGTTAGGGGAATACCGAGAGTAGTTTCCAAGTCGTGGAAATAGTGGTTGAACTCGCGGGGGATAATAACCTTAAACTCGATATCTGCGAAACGGTTGAACTTAACGGACCCGGTATCTATTGCCCCGACGAAGCTTATGGAGCCTTCTAGTAGGGTGGGTGGGCGGGGGCTGAACTGG